AATTCATCATCATCATCTGATATGTTTTGAGGGCCTTGGTCGATATACATATCATGGATGTCAATCAAATTAACATCTGAATTTACTAAAAATAGTCCGGTGACTTTGACTGGAGCAGCAAATTCAATATCTCCTTCTTCATCATCTTCAAAATACTCCCACTCTTCATCAATCAGATCATCTAAGATATCCTCATCTACTGTCGGATATGATTTAACTAATGGATATGTAGCAAATTCCTTTTTTTCTGTCGATACATCTAATACATTTTTTTCATTACGAATTGCTGGATCATATAATTTAGGAGATACCATATCTTTAGAAGACTTAAAACTATTTCTAGCTTGTTTATCTGGACTATCTGACATTAGTTTATCATTTGCATAAAATATATCATCCGGATATTCATCTTTCATGATACTTAATAGCATCTCGTTTAAATCAGGTGTGGTAGTTTCTTCCTTACTTGATGCAGCAGTGTATCGATTATTTGCAACCTTTATTTCCGACTTATTTTTTTCACTTGCCATATTAGTTCACTACCTTAAAGTAAAAGTCNTCATATGTTTGTNTATCATATGATCTTCTACATGTTAACTTTATTTTATAATATCTTTCTGGCATAAAACTATCCATTCTTAAATCAAANAAGTTGCCATCATTATCATTACTAATCTTAGTTGTTGAATTGCTAAATATTTTTTCATCTTGCACTATAACATCATTTGTTACAGAATCGATAATTTCATATGAACTTGATATAGGTAGAATATCTTCTGTTATATAAAATGATGATGTTGTATATGACTTAGTAGGAAACTCCGGACGAACGCCTAATCTAAATCTTGCTATATCTGAAGTCCTATATTCTGGCTTTATATTTTTAAAATACGGAACATATGTATTAGAAGTTATTCCTGTAGTTGATGCCGTACGTTGATCATCCCAGCATACTTCTAATCTAGGAACAAATATTGTATGAGACTCTCTTCCAAAGAACTTTATCGAACCACCTAAATCACCACTTATTTCATCTGAATAAGGTCTTTTAATAATGAAGCCATTGTTACTAATATTATTGTCCACCCACTGCTTCACTATGTCAGTTACGTTGATTCTAATGTCCGGTGATTGGTTTTCAAATGACTGAGATGCTTCATATCCCGATCCTGTTATCCATGTTGCGCCTCCTGAACTATTACTTGTTCCGGCCGATGTATTCTTACTATGTGCATTAGCAGTGTCCCATGTCACAACACTTTGTGCTACTGCATCGCCTGATCTATTATACCAAGACGACCCTACCTTTGTTGAAGGATTGTCAGACGTATAACCATTACCATTGTCCCAAGATTCGGATATAGGATATGCTTTAATTGTATATGATTGTAACAAATCTGAAGCGTCGGAAGCATGTAGATTTACAAATATAGACGCCGATGTTATATTACTATTACTAAGTGATGGAATATCTCCATTTGTTATTGATTGTGCTAATGATGTTATCTCCGAACCAAAGTCGATTAATATTCTACTATTATATGTATTAGCATCTATAAAGCCAGTTTTACTATTAATAGATCCGGAAGTAATTTTTTCGAGTTCCAATATTTCATCAATACCAGTATTACGATCTGGGTATTGTTCATATATTGTTGTATCTCTTTCTGCGTAATATATTCTGTTCATAATTTATCCCTATGGCTTAACCACTTTACCTTTTATATCTGCATTAGGATATTTTATTTCAAATATACTAGGATCTAATGATGGATATAAAATATTATTTTTTATTGCACTATTAATATCGTATTGATTCCCGGAATAACCTTTACTAGTAGAATGAAGATTTGTAAACTCAAAAAGTGGAATACTTTGTACACCTTCTATACTGTCTAAATCTGATATAATCGATGAAATATTTAACGGTCCATTAATTTGCATTCTATCGTTATTTAGTAATACCTTTAGTCGAGCAATACACCTTAACACAACTTCATTAGAATTGACATTTGGTGTAGGAATAACTTCAAAATTAATTCCTAAGTTTATAATAAATGCTGACTTAATGTTAAGTGCATCAGTTAACATTCTATATTGTGATAAATACGTTCTTAAATTTTCTAATAAAGCTTGGTTTGCATCTGTAAAATTATTTTCGGCATCTTGTGCTAAAATATATAAATTTAATGCATATGGATTTGATATAGTTTCTGCAGGATATGTTTTATCTGCAGTATTTATTTGTGTATCTCCTATTACATATGCCTTAGCAATTGTACCATATCTAGATGGCATAGAATATACTCTAGATATATAATCTTCTCTTGTAATTGCTCTATTCTGTGCTGCAAACGCTGCCATAGCATTTTGTCTTATAGAATCTAAATCTTGTCTTGCTCGAGCTCCTACAGCCGGCTCACTATTTATGACCGCTAATGATGACTTGGTTGCAGTTAAATCTACTAAACCAGTTTCGTTAAGATATGATACAGAATTAATATTTACGATTGAACTAATTCCTACATTTTCTTCCATTTTTCCGCCGTATGAATATCTAATGTCTAATGACGTATTCGATGGCGCAATACCATATGTACTAGTATACAAAAAGTTTGTAGGATCAATATTAGATGTAGTAGTACGTCTTAGGTATTCTAATCCATGTCCTACATTCTTAGGATTAGGAATAATTTCTTCGTCTGCATCAGAAGACACTCCTGAACCAAATAATAATTCAATCCTATTATCATCTCTTACTCTAGATACAAACCTTCTAGCAGTTTTTCTCAATTTTAATATGTATGGCACTGTTGATCTATAAACTGATAGATCTGGATCATTAAAAGGTATATTTGCAATATCTTCAAAAATTGTATCCTGAGCTAGATAATCTGTCTCATTCCATTTATTGCCGGCTGAATCTGTACAACTTATAATATCGATTATATTTGTATCAGGCAATATAATTTTATCATACGGCTTTGGGTCACCAAAACTAAAATTTATAGATTTAATTGTACCGGATATTACCTTAACTTGTTTCTTTAACAAATATCGCACAACATTACCAGCACCATCAATTTCATAAACTGTTATTTCTGGATCTTGAGAAAAGTCGACTGATTCTTCTGTATGAAATATGATACCTGTATCTGTCGAAACTTCTAAGCCGCTTGCAACTGTTAATGCATATGCCATATCCGGAGCTGCACTTGTTCCTGTTCCTTTTGCTGGTACTAAATGAAATAAATCTACTGTACATGTAGCAGGCGCATTTAATCTTGGTTTATATCCAAACAATTGTGATAACATTAATATATTAGAAGATTCTTCTGCTGTTGATAATAGAGATTCTTTAAAAGAATTATCAGTATAATATGATAACACATCTCCAACATATGAAGACATTTCCATAAACATCATACCAGGAGATGATTCGTTAAAATCTTGATATGTATCTGGAAAATAATTTTTTGCAAAGTTTATTAAATTTTGTCTAAACTGAGCAAAGTCTTTATTTAAGTATTTTACGTCTTTTTTAACTAAGTCTCCCATAAGTTAACCTTTTCTTTATTTCTTAATAAGACCCTATACGGCCTGTGTTAAATTGTACACCATTTCCAATTGTACCGACTTGTTGTATTTCTTCGCCTTCTTCTACAGACTCAATTTGAAGTGCATTTTCATTAGCTAAAATATTAATAGCAACATTTGCTCCTATAGTATCGATTCTAAAACTAAGTTTAACTATTATTGCATGCATATCTGTAGAAGATACTATTTCAACATCTTTCAATTTAACATATGGCAGCCAATATTGTATATCTTCCTCAATCGTTTCTCGTAATTCACTTCTCATATCTGCTGTATTATTTTCAAACAATATATTTTGTATACTTGTTCCAAAATTTGGTTGCATATATCGTTCGCCTTTTGAAGTTAGAATAAGATTTTTAAGATTTGATATAACAGCTTCTTGTGTTGTATAAGAAGATTCAAATACACCTTTAC